TTTTCTAATGGGATCCAATTAAGATCTGGATTATTATTAGAAAATATTTCTATTACCTTTGCTTTATCTTGACCAACTTCTCCTTTTAATGCTTGCATCGTAGCATTTTCACCTAGCTTTGCAGCTATAGCTTTTGCTAAAGCATTATCTCTACCACGTTTCAAAAAGAACTCTGATATTTGTTCAGGTGAAGGATCTAATCTTTTATATAAAGTAGGTCCAGATGTAGGGTTAATATAAACTAAATCAGCTTTTCTACCAACAGATAACGCAGCTTCAATTTCGCTAGGGCTCATATCTTTTTTCTCAGCAACAGCAAATATTTTATTCTTAGATAACCTTTCAAAAGCTACTAAAGTGTTTATATCTAAACTAAGTATAGCTTTTTTATTATTTTCTAGCCAAGACTTGTAGTTAGGTTTCTTAATAGTGTTTTTAACTTCTTTAAACATTTCAGTATCAAAATCACTATTTAATTGTTGTCTAACACTTTTATAAGCTTTATTTACTTGAGCAATAGCTTTAGAGTTTGTAGGTTGTTTAGCTAGTTCTACAACTTCAGCGTTTAAACCTTTTACTTTAGGTTTAAAAGTAGATAATACTTTTTTAGTTTTATCTAATATAAAGTTATATAAGTCGCTGCCTTCTTTAATATCTGCTAGTTGCCTTAAATTTAAATCAACTGTTTTATCTGCTTTACCTCTAGTATCTGCTATATCAAAAGCTCTACCACCTTCTCGCTGTTGACCTATTCTAGTTGCAGCTTTTGGACCTTCTGATTTAGCTACTCGCTTTGCGCCAGTACCAACTTTAGCTTTTAAAAATCTACCAAAATATCCTTTTAAATCAAACTTACCTTCTGTAACTTTCTTTTGAGGATTAAAAGCTTCTATGTGTTTTATTATTGGATTAAAATCTATTTTAAGTTCATCACCTTTAACTAAGGCTAATATATCATTATAGGACATTAACAAAACCTCGCCTACAAAGTCTTTACCTTCTTGAGTATTTAAAAATTCATTAAACTCTTGCTTGCTAACAGGCTTGCCATCTTCATCTAAAGCTTTTTCATTATAAATTTTATCTAAAAGTTTATTTCTATTATCTTGTCTAATTTTTCTTTCTTCAGGTGTCTCTGAAACAGACTCTTTAATAGATCCAACTTCTGGTTTTATTTTAGCAGCTAATTCCACAGCAGCTGTCTCACTGGTTTTTTCCTCAATAGCTTTTATAACAGGTGACTGTCTAGCTTCTTGTATATCTCTTTGAGTTATATCACCTCTTTTTATTTTAGTAGCTAGAGTAACTAAAAAACTAACAGCGTCATTTTGTCCTTTTAAATTTAAAGCAAAATTATTAGATGTGTTTTTCTGCATCATGTCTGATGCCATATAAGAAAAGTATGCAGCTAATTCTTTGTCTTGTATTCTATCAAAGTTAAATGATCTTTCTTTAGAAACTTCTTCTAAAAACTCTACAACAACTTCTTCAGCACCTCTTTTTCTATCTGCTAAGTTATCACTTAATAATAAATTAACACCAGCTTGAGTACTTAATCTTTTATATACAGCAGGATTATTTGCTTTAGTCCACTCTAAAACAGATCTAGCCATATCAGAAAAATCAGCATCTCTGTTTTGAAGTATTTCTTCAAACACTTGGTGACCAGGTTCGTGTATAGTTATTTCGGTTTTTTCATTAGCTACAGCGTTTTCCATTATAGCGTAATTGTTTTTACCAACTTGAAAACCGTTTAATGATCCTTTATTTATTTTATCTATTACTGTTTTAGTATCTTGTATAGTAGTTTTTTCTTCAGAGGCAGCTATACTTATTTCTTCATTAGCCAATCTGTTAATTTCATTTATAGCATCTTCTTTTGTTTCTAATACTATAGTTTTAAAATTGTTACTAGCTTTATTAGCTTGGTCTATTCTGTCTTGTATTTCTTCTCTAACATATATATCATATGCAGCTGCATTTATATCTTTAGCGTCTGGTTGAAAGTCTGGAGCTTTATTTTTATCAACTCTTAACTTTGTAATAGCTTCTTGTTTTATTTTTTGGTATCTTTCTTTTTGCTGTTCATTACCAGAACTTAATAAGTTAAATTCATTTCCAAATGCATCTTCATCTCTCCATAAATCTCTAGCATATTGTATATCGTCAAACTCTTTTTTAAGATATTTTAATTGCTCTTGTTTGTCTTGTCTATTTTTAATAGTTTGATCGTCCACTATAGCTTCTGCTTCTAATCTTATTTCTTCTTGTCTTTTAGTAGCATTAACATAAGCATTATAAGATTTTGGTGATAGTTTATTATTAACATTATTAGAAACAGTATTAATATTATTTTCAATTTGCTTTTCTAAACTTGTTATTTGATTTTTATAAGCTTTACCAACTTTAGTACGACCATCAACATTACTTAATTTAGCCTCAAGCCTGTTTTTATCATCTATTAAGCTTCTAGTTTCCTTCCATTTTTTACGATCACTAAAAGCAGTTAAAGTATGTCCATAAACTAAAGGACCACCACCTAAAAATACACTAAACATACCAGAAGTAAAAGCAGTATGACCAGTATTAGTTAATATAGGTCTACCATCTAAAGCATTTTGACCCCACGTAGTACCTACTTCACCCGCCATGTCTATAGCTGGTTCATATATAACATGTTTTCTTAACGTTCCATTAGTCCAAGCGTTTTTAAACTCTTTACTAAAGCTTAAAAAACCGCTAGTACCAGAAGTGCCTACAGCTTTAACACTATTTCTTAATATTCTAGCAGTTGGTAAAGTACCTAACGTGCCGTCTAAAGCACCATAGCCTGTACTTACAAACCATTTTTCTAAAGCAGATGGATTATAATTTGGATCAGTTGCTTGATTAACATCAAATTCTGCTAATCTTTCACCCGCACTATACGTGCCAATAGTCAACGCTGGTAACACGGCAGATCCACTACCACCAGTAACTACCATTGAAGCTAGTATTGGAAGCTGAGTGCTAACTTCTTGGTTTATAAATCTACCAAATCTACTAGCATCATACTCTCCATTTTTATCTTTAAAATCTCCAAATGAAACGTCTTTAGCTAATACTCTTCTACGATCTTGATCTTCTTTAAATCTATTTATTTGCCAATCAGTTAGATTTTTTTGTAATACTTCTCCAGCAAAACCTGTTAATCCACCTCCTAATTGCATAACTTCACTTCCTAGTCTTCCACCATAATACAATATACCAGATCCAATACTCTCAAAACCTTTTAAAAAGTTATAAGTAAACTTACTCATATTACTGTAGTCTCTGCCGTATAAATCCATTTTAGTATTTAAATCAGAAACTTCACCTGTTACTTTATTTATTTCGTTTTGTCGTTTTTTAAGGGGAACTAATTGGTTATCTAAATTAGACTTTGCTTGTACATACTCATTATATAATTTTTCGCCTATTACTTTACCGTTGTTAAGCTTAATAGTTTTTTCTCCTTCTTCTGGTAAAAATTCTTGTGTAGGATCTGATAAAGTAGAGTTAACATAGTTAACCAGCATTAGATCTGGATTTTTATTTTCATCTAAAAAATTATCCATTTCTATTTTTTGAACAGCTAATATTTCACTTGCTTTTTTAGATTTAGCGTCTTTAGTTTTTGTTGTATAAATATTTAGTTTGGCAATTTCAGATTCAGTTAAATCTTCTAAATAGTCTTGCAAATTGTTATTTTGCATTTTATATGTCATATCAGCAGCTATAAGGTCTTTAGCTTTGTTTTCTATATCTAACCTAGTTGCAGCTGGTATTTGATCACTAGGTGATCTCTTAGCGTTTATGTCTGCTACTTGTCTATCAAGAATATCTTTAGCTTGCTTTAACTCTGCTTCATAAGGTTGAATAGTTTTCTCTACTCTTCTACTTCCACTAATCATTCTACCATCTGGAGTTGGTATACCTTGAACTGTTTCCATTTCAGTATAAGGTTTAAACAACTCTTCATTAGGTTTTCCAGTTATACTTTGTATTTCTGAATTTTGATAACCAGAAAGATTAGTAGCTTCGTCAGCTTCACTAGATAATCTTAATGTTTCTTCATCTGCTTTATATTTCTTTGTGCCACCATGTTTATTAACAAAACCTCTAATATCTGTTTTAAAACTATTAGACTTAGGATCTATTGTTTTAACGTCTCCAGTATTATCGTCAGTTATTTGTAGCTCAGTATATGGTAAATTTACAGCACCATCAGGGCCATAATCAGTTCTATATTTAGTTACTTCTTTACTTGTAAAACCTGGATAAGCTTCGTTGAGCATTACAGACATTTTATTATTGCCAGAGTTAGAAAACTGAACATCATCTACATTATCCATCCAAGTGTGATCATCGTCTAACTCTATAGCTTTTTCAGTTGTCTCTTTCATTTTAGCTTCACGAACTATTTGAGACATACTTTTATTTACTTTAGGTTTCTCATTAGATATACGGTTATCTAAATCTTTTTTTCTGGTTTCATCTCTTTCTTGCTGTATTTTCTCTTGCTCATCTTGAGCTTTATCAATAGCATCTTTGGTTTCTTCTCCAGAAAACATAGGTGATTCTTGCTCTTTAGAAGGAGGATCTGTAGTAATACCCTTATCAGTCATGTATGTTTGAGCATCAGGGTAACCAAAATGTTTTGACGCTTCTTCTACTTGACTATAAGTGGCTTCTACTACTTCACCTTTTGAATTAGTGTAGTAATAAATATCATTCATCTATAAGTGGATTGTTATTTTGTGACATACTTTCAAGATAATTTACCGAAGCTCTATCTATGTTTATACCGTTGTTTAATAATCTTTGTATAACTTTTTCATTTCCAACAGCATTTTCAATGTCTACAGCTTTAATTCCATAGTCTGGTAAAAGATCATATTGAAGTTGCTTAATTCCTTTAGAAACAGTTGAAGTAGCTTTTAAAGCAAATATATTACCTTTGTCCATACTGTTTTGATAAGCATCTAATTGCCCTGTATTTTCTAATATACCCATAGCTGTATTATAATCAGCGTATATTACATTACCCATGCTTTCTAAATGAGAGTTTTCATTAAGATTTTTAACCATAGCTTTTTGCAAATCAGCAGCGTTATCTAATTTAACATCTTCTTTAGCATCTCTTTTATTTGCTAAGTAAGCGTCTTCATGCATCATCATTTTATTAATTTGATCAGGCGTATACGTCTTTTTGTTTTCTTGTTCGTATTTTTCAGTAGTTTGAGTTGATATTACTTGATTACTTTGTGGCGCCATTGTTTCTGCAAAATAGTTAGCTAGCCCTTGCCTAGCAGCGTCTTTCATGTTATCAACAAATAAATCTCTATCTTCTTGAGTAATTTTCTCATCACCTGTTAAATCACCATATTGTTTCATGAACATCTCATTAGATATATTTTTAATCTGCTTAACAGTGTTCCAAGCAATATCTCCTTCTTCTAAAAACTCTCCTTTATTATTTCTTATATAACCACCTTTATATAGCTGATCCCAAGTTTTATCAAAACCTTGTCCATTTATTTGAGTATCAAGTCTATTACTATACTTATTTAATAACTCGCTTTTTACCTTAGTTGGATTATATACTTTTTCTTTAGTATAAACCCAATTGCCTCCGCTTAAATATTTATTTGATTTAGTTTCTTCTTGAAATAAGTTACTTAAACCAATAGCTGGATTTTTGTTTGTCCATATATTACCTAGTTTATTCTGTAGTAAGTCATCATTTTGTATTTGAGTAAACCAAACTTGACCAGATTGATGTGCTTGAACGTCTCCAGTTAAATTTCTTTCGTTGTATTTTTTTTCATCATTGCCAGCCAGATAACCTTCATAATCATCACTAGAATAAAAACCTTTTAAGTTTATATTACCATTAGCATCATCATTAAGTAAAAAATTAGTAAATTTTGAATTAGCTAAATCGCTTTGAAAACTTAGTTTATTTATATCATTACCTCTAGTAAAAGCACCTAATGATGTTTCTTGATCAGCCGCGGCTTGATTCTCTGTTATAGCTACACTAGCAGCATTACCTAAAGTCATCCATTCACCTATAGACTGTAAATTTCTTTTGTCTTTCATTACTTGAGCATTGTATGCTGCTCTAGCTTCAGGACTTCCTTGAGCACCAAAAGCATTTCTATACATTACTTCTTGATTAGCAGAGGCTTTTCTTACGTATGCTTCTGCAGATGAATTAAAAGCTTGATTACTAGATTTAGGTTGTTCTTCAAAATAATTTAAAAAATCTACATTACGAGCATTAGCATCTTTTACAATTGCTGCTTCTATTTTATTTTTTTCTTTTTGTCTAGTAGCAAGCATAGTTCCCATATCTTTTATAGCTTGAGCTCTTCTATTATTTCTAGCTGCAGCTAGACCTGCGATGTTTGGTATTTGATATGCCATATTTTAATTTTTATTATAATAAACCTGCTCCAGCGGCATCTCCAACCGCGCCACCTACGTTTTCTATAGTTCCTACTGCAGCTTCTTGAGCGGCTAATCCATATTGTACTTCTAAGTTTTGTTGGTATTGTTGATCTTCTCTTATAATACCCATGTCAACCATATCTCTTCTTTCTTGCCTATCGAAAGCAGCAGCTTCTTCAGCTTCAGCCTGAAGTTGCAAGTTAAGTCTTTGCTGTTGCGCTTGTTGAGCTCCTTGCGCTGCCATTTTTTGGTTTTGAGCTTCTTGTTGTTCTATGCTATTAGCTATACCTTTTTTACTAGCTAAAGCTGCTCTAGCTAAAGCAGTTGCACCACCAGCACTTGCCCCAGTAGCTGCCATAGTATCTAGTGACTGAGCTAAAGCTAAATCTGCTTGTTCAGCTTGAAACTCTGCAGCGCCTGTAGCTACACTTAAATTAGCAAATGGATTATTTACTTGAGCTGCTAATGCTCTAATATCATCTGAGTTATCAATAATTTCTTGTCTATTTTCTTGAAATGCTTTTAATTCAGCTTCTTTTTGTGCCGCTGCCTCTGCAGCTTTTTTCTCTTTATTTTTACTAATACCAAAGTCTACAGCACCAGCTATTAAAGCAGTAGCACCTGCAGTAATAGCTACAGCAGCAACAGTAGCCTCGTAATAGACAGGTCCAGTATGGGTAACTAATTCTAATAATAACATGTTAATTTATTTTAAGTTTTGGGTGGTCATAATCTTTTGAAGTTACATCTTGTAATATTTCTTCTACGTTTGTTTTTTCTGTAGGATGCACTGTATACCACTCCATATCTTCATGTATTAATAAAAGTCTTTGAGTTCCTGGTTTTGTCATACCAAAATAAGGAGCTTCTACATTTATTAAACCGTCTTCAGATAATACAGTTGCTTTGCCTTTCAACACAAAAAAAGGATGTAAAACAGTGTGTATAGCACTCATGATTACAGAACCTTTATTCATTGTAATTTTTCTTATATAAGTACCTTCTCCAAAAAAATGTTCTAAATTGTTGCCATTGTAAGTGTCTATGCTAGCATTTTCAGCATAAGTTTCTCTAACAGCAGCGTCTGGCAGTTGAGCCATCTTAACAGTAAGATCTATCATTTGATCTCTAAAATCTTGTTTATCAAGAGTGCTCATCTGAACCATAAGTTCGTTTAAATCTTTCATATAATATAATTAAAACCCAGACGAGTTAACATACTCTGATCTTGTAGACCATAGTTGTTTTGTTCCTCCAAGTTGTGTAGTGCTATCTGTTTGAAATTTAGCAGTAGCTACAAATCCTCTAACGCCTGTTATTTGATTTCCAAAAGACACTTCATTAGGCATAGCAATAGAGTTAGAAACTAAGTTAGCTAAGTAAATATTTTCTTTTCTATTAAAACCAGCATTTAAAGTTTGACCAGTAATAGGATCTACATATTTTCCTTCTTCATAACTTTTTACAGAAAGCGTTTTATCTTGATTTTCTACATAAGTTCCAGATGGCAATTCATTAATTCCAGTAAAGTCAGATAAAAAAGACTCCACCTCCCAACCGCTACTACCTTCATATCCCACAGTTTTAAAGTTTTTTACTAAACTTGGCTGTACATTAAATACGCATGTTATTGTAGAAGGGCTAGACACGCCATAAAATGTATTTCTAGTATTAAGAACTTCTGAGTAGTGTTTAAATAAACCTACTTCTTGAGTAGTAAAATAATTATTTTTTACAGAAAACATTGTTTCTGGTTTGTAAGTTAAAAAACTTACCCAGCCATTTACTTTGTCATCAAAACATAGTGTTTGAAAGTCTTCTGTTTTAGACTTTAATAATGGAGTTTCTTGCAAAGACAAAATATAATTTCTATTATGAACATCCCAAGCTCCTTTTACTTTGCCGTTTTCTGAATATTCAAATACTACTTTAGCAGTTAAATCTGTAGTAAATCCTTTTGAATAGAATATTTTTACGGCACTTGGAGTAGATGAGTCAACTTGAGTTATATAACCTGGGTTGTCCTTAATTGACATTCCAGTTGACGGTATAGGAGTTATTCCAGTAAGATTTAAAGTTAAAGTAAACTCTCCTACTGCACCTCCACTTGATACTGTTAAGCTACTTGTGGAAGGTATAGTGTAAGTTGTATTAATATCTTTTACTTTATCTAACTCATCTCTAAAATAATCTTCCATACCATAAGCGCTAATCTCTGTAAGACCATCATTAGATAATCTCATTATAGCGTTTCTATTTCTATCAGAAAAATATTTTCTAAAACCATAATTAGCTAAAGATTCTGGATTTTTACTAATACCGTATACGCCTTTGTAAGGTACAAACTGACCTATAACAGCAGCTCCTGATTGAGTTTGAGTACCACTTTCTGTAGTATATATAGTGTCTTTATCTATTAATGCTCTACTAATTTTGTTTTCTTGAAACACTATCATGTTAGTGTCTTCAGATAAAGTGCGTTGTATTGACCCATTTTCAGGATCTAAGGACTTAGTAATGTCTGTGCCAGTAGAAAACACATTTGTGTTGTTTATACCTGTTCTAGAGTTATATATGCCAGAATAAATTAATGTATTAAATCTATGTTGCTGTATTGGAAACGGGTCATTTAAATACGCTCTAACACCAGGATCAATACTCACAGCATTAAAATCTCCTCTTATTCTAGATTCTTCTATATAAAAATTAGAATAAAATCCTTCTTTCCTATCTTGATTTATTGCCGTCCCAATAGTAAGATCAATACCACTAGGCCAACATATACCAGGCCCTACGGCCATCTGTCTGTTAGGATTTGCGTTTGGCCTACCATTTAATGTTTGACCATAAGTCTGCTTAATTAAATAAGTGTTGTTAAAATCTACTTCTATTGATGCTGACATAATTGTTTAATTTAACTACTTACTCCGTCATCACTTGATGGTGGATCTGGAGCAGTTCCAGAAGCCCCTGTCCCTGTCAGTATTAAGTTATTTAATTCTCTAACTAAACCAGAGCAAGCTGTTTCGTAGTATATTTCTATGTTAGACTTAGGTGGATCTACTTCCATAACATTTAACCTAAGATCAGTACTAATAAACGATGTGTTTACATAAGCTGGATTTACAACTGGAACGCCTAAAACAGAACCGTTAGTGTTAATTTTAAAACCTATAGGATCTTGTTGTGCGTTTAAAAAACCAATGCCAGGTAATGGTGTACTAGCTGCTAAATCTAAAGCTTTTAAATCTGTTAATTTAGCTGAATAAACACCTGTAACAAACGGATTACTTTTAGAAACTGTATTATTACCTACAAATAAATTATTAGTTATAGTAGTGCTACTTCCAATAGGTATAGTAGATTGTACTCTTGTATATAGCTTTGTAGTGTTAGGTGTAAATAATTGTTGATTAGGTTCTGTTTCAGCTAAATCTGCAGGTATTTTATTTATGTTACTACCAAATAAACTAGCATAAGCTAGTGAAGTTCTAAACAAACCTTGTTCCAGTAAAGTGCCTGTACTGTCTTTTTGATTTTTAAAACCTCCTTGTATAACATTACCTAGATAAGAATTATAATATTCTTGCTGTAGTTGTTTTATAACTATTTTGTATGTATAAAAACCTAAAGGATTAGCTTTCCCTACTACATTATATGCTGTTCCAGCAGTAACACTAACGCTAGAGTTTAATGTTAAATTGCACACAGGTACAAGTGGATAAGTAGGATAACTAAAAATAGTGCTAATCACGACGTGGTCTACACCGCCTATAGTAATAATATCTCCTTTTTCTGGATCTTGTTCAAAACCAGTTGCATTAAAGCTGGTGCCTGTCACGTTGTTACTAGCTACAACAGTGTAATTACCAGGTTTATAAATTCCTGGGTAACCATCTGCATAAACTACACTATTAGGTATTACAGATCTAAACAAAACTTTAAGTGAATCACCAAACCATCTAGTTATAGGTGTTACTTGTGCTCTTCCTGTAGAGAAATACGGATAAAAAATAGTATCACCACCATAACTACCACCAGCATAAGTAAAAGAATTTGAATCTGCATCTGATAAAATTACATCAGTCTGTCTTCCATACCTATCAACTAATATCACGCCTACTTGGTAAGTTCTATTTTGCTTAACACTAGCTGTAGGATGCTTAACCAGCAAATCTGCTACACCTTTTGGAACACCTGAACTATCTTCTCTAGAATTTAATTTAGCGCTAATTTCTGTGTTATACGATAAAAATTCTGGGGGAGTATGTTTGTTTAAGAAGTTACCATAAACAACTCTATTGCCGGTAACAGATTGAGTTTTGGCTCTTATAGGAACTCTGTCAAAAACTCTAACTACCTGTGCTTCTGTAACAGGTTTAAATGGCTCATTAGAATTGTAGTTATAAGTAAGTATAGCTGTTGAATTAGAGGTAATTCTAGTATCAGTTTTTTGTATTGTTTCTAATACTCTTATAGCTAAAGTGTCTGACTCTTTATAAAGTATATCTATTTCTTCTACTTTTAATTTATCATATAATGTATTTACAGCAAAAGGCATTTGTATGTTTAAATCAACTACATTCACACTATTTTCAAAAAAATCTACAACAGTACTTCTAGCTATATTTTCATAACCTCTTTCTACGTTTTGTTGAGATGTATTAGCAGTAGAGCCATCATATAACTGATTAATATCTACAATATGTCCATTTTGTTTAGGTACAAAAGCAGGACTTGTAAAGGGTGCTATTAAAGAATATTCACCATCCTCAAATTTAAATCTATAACTAAACCTTACGAATTTATCTCTTAAATATTCTTTGTCTCCTGAAAAGTTAGATAAGTATTGAGAATTAGAATCTGCAAAATAAACTAAAGCATTATAATTTCCTTGGCTTGGTGGAAATTTTTGAAAAGCTTCTTCCATCTCGTTAAGTCCTCCACCTGTTGTTTTAACAGTAGCACTATTATCACCTGCCACGTAGCCAGGTAAATCAATAATTGTTATTACAGATTTTGTTCTACTGTTAAAAATACGCATACTAGGATATATAGTTCCAGATAGATTACTTACAGTAAATTGAATAATACCACTTACTGTTGAAGGTGCAGCGGCTGTTCCAAACACTGTAGCTTCTGTAAATCTGTCTGAAACATTTTTTGAACCTGTTTCTAGTATAGTAATAGTAGTAGCTGCGGGATTTGTTTGATCATAATCTTGATTTAACGTAAAACTTTTAGCACTATTAGAGGTACTCTGTATAACGCAAGGAGTAACTTGAGTATTTGTATTAGGCATTTTTACAAATTGACCTTGTTTTATCTTAGCATAGTCTGCATTGCTTAATGTAAATGGACCAGGCCCAGTTAATGTACCACCAGTAACAGTAACAGTAAACTCGTTAACTAAACTTATAGCGTTATATGGATTATATTTTGCTACAGATATATTATCTTCAGTTGTATAATAAGTAGAACTAGATAAAGCTTTGTCTACATTTATTCTTCTTGGCTGATTTCTATCGTCAGTCCAAAATAATAAATCCTCTATTAAATCTATGTTAAGTATAGGGTGCGTAATAGAAAAATTTAAAAACATACCTGAAACTAAAGTATGAGTTGTATTATTTATAAAGTCTCTCATTACTATTAAACAAGTACTCCCTTTGTGTGTAGGATTACTTAACCTATCACTTGAATTATCAAAATGATCTGTTATGTAAAAAAATCCTCTTTCTTTACTTTGATCAACATATTGGCCTATTACTTGTTTATTATCATATATTGTGCTAGTTGTTAAATTAGCTGTTAATTCATTTCCTAATAAATTTTCAACAGAACCTACATCATCACCTTCAGATCTACTTACATTGATATTTTGCGCGTCTCTGTATTCGCCTTTACCTACTAGCCTTTCGTCTAAGTCTTTGTTCATCTTAGACTTGATAAATATATTTTTCGCTAATGCCATTTAATTAATGTTTAATCCATTTAGACTTACCTCTCATTACTTGAGTAAACTCTTCTAATTTAATATTGCTTAACCTTATCTTAGCGTTTCTTAATTTAGCAGATTTGTCTTTTTTATATCTTTGAACAATATATTCAGGTACTTTAGGTTTAACAGAAGTTACGGCATATAGCATATAAGCATATAAAGCATCTTCTGCTAGTTTAGGTATTTTAGTATCTTCATCACTGTATAAACCATCTGAAATATATTCTAAAACAATTAATCTTTGAGCTAAATTACCACTAAAAGCAAACACATTTCTTCTAGGGTCGTAAGTAAACCATCCATTTTTTTGACTAACTTCTGGTTCTGCGCCATATCTTTGTCCATAAACATTTTTATACCAAGCATTAGAATAAACATCTGCTTCTGTAAAATTTTCACTACCAGCCGAGCCTGCTAAATTATTTTGGTTAGCTGTTCTCCATCTATCATTTATTAAAGCTTGTTGAGACTCTAGATTATTTCCATATTGGTCTTGAGTTGGTATACCTTGATCATCTTGTATTATTGGAGCTGTAGGATTACTTGTTAATCTAGTATTATATATAATATGTTTAACACCTGCTTGATCTACCCATGAAAGCTGCACGTAGTTAACCATATCTTGCGGAGCTACTATAGACAAATTATTAGGTATAGTTAGTTCTTGAGCCTTTATACTTTTTAGTGTGTCGTAACTAAATTCTTGTATACCTCTTTTAGCGTGATATATTAAATCAGCTCTTTTAACTCTTGGTATTACTTTATCTGTTCCTACATAATTAATCATAAAGTTATTAACCACTTCATTTAATGGCGTATATTGATACCCTCCGTAGTTGCTCCATCTACTTTCATCTATAAGAGACACTTTAATTACAGAAGTATTTGGAATAACTACATTAGTAGTTATATTTAATATTTGAACAGCTACACCATTGGTTATAGTAGTGCTTAATGAAGTAGAAAAAATATAAGGTGCTTGACCAAACTGCTTTACATTATCAATAAAAACGTCAAAATTATCAACAGAAGTTTGAGTTGCTCCATCATTAAAAATTAACGGCGGTAAAGTTTGTGGCCAAGTTACAGCGTTAGTAGTTGTACCGTCGCCTGATTGAGATACTTCACCTGAGTAATACTCTGAGTTAGTTTGTTGTTTTTGATTTCCTGATGTGTACATATCTTATCTTTTTTCGTTTGCTTCATCTTCAGCTAATTCTTTATAAGCTGCGTTGACTACACCAGGATCTTTTACGATTACACCAGAGTATTTTAATATCTCCATAGTAACAATGTTTCTTTGAGAATCATCTATTTCATAGTCGATACTTCCTTGAGTAGTGTTAGTTTTAGTCATTAAATCTTTTGCTTCTATAAGTCTTAATGAAAAACCATTGTTCAACGATCCAAATGCGCCAGCAGCAACAGATAACGCATTATTAACAGCATATCCTGAGCTGTTATCTAAAGTAGAAATTTTTATAGTAGTATTAGCGTTAGATAAAGTTATTGTACCTGATCCTGCTACAGTTATATCTAATAAACAACCAGTTCCAGATCCGTTAGTTGACGTAACTACTCCAGTGTAAGTTCCAGCAACTGCCGTAGTTCCAATTGCAAAAGATGGAACAACAGTAAAAGTTTGTCCTATAATCAGTTTAGAAGTAGAAAAAGTTCTAGAGTCATATATATATTGGCCTAAGTCACCTACATAAAATCCCCAACGTGGATCTGTAGGCTTACGCATGTAGCTAAATTTAACGTCATTAACAGATGTAACGGCTGGATTGCCATTAGTTATCTGTGGATATACAGTTAGTTTATTATCTTTAAATGTTGCTATTGGAAAAGTTTCACTCGGCTGAGTTAACGGTGACATATTTAGTTGTCTAAATTCTCTTTGACTAACTAGTTGTATTCTTGGCGATCCTTTAACGCCGTTGTAGAACACAGTTCCTAGTCTATGTAAGTCGGTTGGATATGCGTATACGTTAGAAGGATTAGTATTTTGTGATGCAGACTCAAACATTTCAAATAATTGATATTCATCTCTTATGTGTTCTATTCTACTAGCATACTCTTCGTCTGTTTTAGGCATACGTAAATACTGGTTATAATCTTCAAAAAAAGATTCAAAGACTTCTAGTTGTATTTGACTAGCTAGAAGATTATACTCGTACGGCGTTAAATAACCTCTTTGCTCTTTATTTAAGATACTTAAAACTGTAGTGTAAACAGTATTTACATTAATTCCCATATTTATATATATTAAAAAGGCGGCCGCATAGCCGCCTTAATTATAATCACTTGTTATTTTAGTTTTTTCTGTATTGATTTATAAACTTCAATACCTTCATCTGTTTTTAACCAAGCTGCTATTGCTGAATATGGGTTTTCTTCAAATGGAACTGTCATTAGTTTTCTACTATTACTAGTCCATTTAAATACTCTATTATCATCAGCTAAACTAATAATATTAGCTTCAACTGCTTTGATAGCAAAGTTTCTTAATTCAACATTTTCATCTTCACAAAGGTTTAAAAACAATTTAGGTTGCTGTTTAGCAAATATTAATAAATCTCTTTTTAATTCTTTAGAAGATAAAGTATTTACGCTTGATCCTTTTTCAACTCTTAATATAGCTTCGGCTTTATCAACATCCATTTCATAAGCCATATTAGAAGCTGCAAGTTCTAGTTCTAACCAATCAAAATGATCTTCTGCTTCCACTATAGCATCAAACTCTGTAAATACAATACCGTTGTGTGGATGTTTAGTTAAGAACTCTTGTAAATTTCTTTTTTCTTTAGGAACTTGTAAATGTCCTTTTTCAAAAACAATATGTGCTAAAGTTACGTTTCCTTTTTGCTCATCAACAAATATGCTTTTATGATTGCTAGCATATCTCATTTCTCTTTCATAACCTTTTTCTTTGTCAAACCATACCAAAGGGTATCTAGCAGAGTGTCTACTAGGTAAAGTGTGAGTTAAAGGCATTTTGTTTTTTAATAGATAGTAATTTCTATCTTTATATTCCCAAGTATCTTTTTTTACTTGAGTCTTTTTTTCTTTTGTTTCCATAATATAATATAATATAATAATTAATAAAGACCCCGCCGAAGCGGGATCTTATTTTTTTAGTTTAAGCTAATGCTTCAATATCTGTAGCAGTAACTTTAGAACTTAACTCTGTTAATGGAGCTGGCCCTGAACAGCCTTCCATTACATCAATAGCTTTTACAACAGTAAAAACATCTGCAGCAGTTAAGTTAGAAGCACCTGATATTTGTACTTCTTTATTAGCCATATATCCTATGACTACTTTGTTCGATGTTAATTTAACTGAACCTACACCATCGGCAGATACTATGTCAAATTCACCACTAGCTTTTGCTAATTTTATATGTCCCATAATTTTTATCTTTTAAATGTTAAACAATAATTAAGCTCCTTTAAATAACACGAAGTTATTAGCAGCTTGAGTTACTAAACATCTTTCAGATAAGAAACTTACAGTCATAGCATCTAGAGTGTCGGTGTATGCACCACCAACTGAACCAGTAATCCAAGACTTCATTCTTCGATCTTCAGTTTCAGAAGCTCTATATCTTACGTGTAAGAAAGGACGTCTGATGTTTGATCCTAACATTTGATCATATACTGTAGTAGTACCAGCTGGTATTAATACACCATCGATTTCTTTGTCAAGACCTCTTAATGAAGCATCATTTAAGTATTTCCAATCAGTTTTATAGAAGTCATAAGAACCTCTTCTAAATCCTGAAAATCCAAAGTTTAATGCCATATCACCATCATTCTCAAATAATCCGAAAGAAGCAGATGCAGTAGAAGCATAAGCTCCATTAACAGCAGCAATCATATCATCAAAGTCAAGAGCAGTAGCTCTAGACAAGAATAACATATTTTCTTCAATAGCACCTTGCTTATCTAAGTTTTTGAGTATTTCATCAAAATCAGATAAAGCACCTGAACCAGGAGCAGCAGCACCAGCAAAACCAGAGTATACATTACCTCTTGCTTCGATAGCAGCGAATAAACCTTCAGAACCTTGAATATTAGTAGTTAATGCAGCGTTAGAAGCTCCACCATACTGATATTGTACAGCATTACCAGCCTCAGTATAACCATCATTATACATGTTTTCTGCTTCAACCATTGCCATCTCTAACATATCTTCAAATCTAAGTCTTGTTTCAGACTCAGCTTTTAAATACCATAGATAACCTGACTGACCGTCTTCAGTAGCAACTTCAACCCAACCAATTTGAGCAGTATCAGAACCATTAATCTCAAAGTTATCTTTAAGAATCATTGGTCTGTTAGCATACTGTTGAAAAGAAGGTTGAACTGTTCCTTGCATACCAATAGAACCTTTACCAAACTCTGATCCGTAAACAAATACGTTACATCCACCTGCAGTTACTGGTAAAGCGTTAGTAGCTGTACCATAAAACTTAACATTTAACACGTTAAGAGTAGCACCAGAAACAGCTTGTACTAAACCTTTTTGTACGTTTAATCCAGTTGCATTGTCAGAGATTAATACTGTTTGTCCTTGTCTGATAGCACCTCTTCTATCAGCGGCAGCAACAGCAGGCTGTGCGACAGCTAAATCAATAGTAAGTGTAATATCAGCATCAGCTAATCCACCTGGAGCAGCAACAGTACAAGACTTATATGCAATATGTAATCTATTTTGTTCAGACCAAATTACTTGATCTGATGTCATCGGCATCTCTGCGCCGACCATTCTTAGGAAACCACCAATTGTTCTGTTTCCATATCTTTCCACCTCAGCTTCGTAAAGCTCTGGTAAATATTGCTGAGCAAAATTACCTGTACTTCCATCAAACGTTAAGTAGTTTGTGTGAAGAGCTTGTCGAGTTTGAGCTGGAACTAAACTTGCGGGAAAAGACCCACTTGTAGCAAAAGCCATAATTTTTGTTTTTAGTTGTTATTTTTTTGTTTTAAATTTCAACTTAGAACTATCTACACCGCTAATCGCTTTTACTCGCAACCCATTTATAAACATGTCACCATTTGCTTGAGGTCTTACATCTTCACCAATATTTTTTGATTTAGAAGCAACATTTCTTATAGCATCTGCTTTACCTTGTTCATAAAAATGAGCTGCAATTCTATCAGGATTTTGCGCTGTATATAAAGCTTTGTGATAACCTTTGGCATCACCAATCGCACCTTCTTTGTTCAAGAACTTCTGAAACAAACTATTTAAATTTGATTGTTTTTTAGCAATATCACTAGGGTTATTTACATTATATCTAAATGTTTTTTCTCCAACTGAATATTCAAAACCTTTGAAGTCTTCGTTGAATAACTTATTAGAATTATTAATAAATATCTCTCTGTTCTTTGCTCCTTTTTCTTGTTCTTTGTTGTATCTATTGAAAAAGTCCATAGCTTTTTGTTGTTCCGGAGTTGTACCACTAGACCTCAACTTGATTTCTTTGTAGTATTTGCTCTTTGTTTCTTCCAAAAAACCTTTGGCTTTAGCAATTTCTTCTTTATAAGCAAGTTTCTTTTTCTTTATTTCTCGCTCATCGTCCACATCTTCTTCAACTTTAAAATTATCTTCCATTATGAAGCTAATCTCTTCTTGATTTAAATGTGGTTTAGTTCTTTTATAATATTCATTTAGTATAGCATCTTCGTTATACTGTGAATAATCTCTATTTAATCTAGCATAGTCTTCAACAGTACCACCTGTTTCTTCCATAAAGCTTACCAATGCTTCTATATTTTCTGGAAGTTTTTTAGTTGGTGTTTCTTCCTTATGCTCTTGTGAAGTTTCCTGTACGACTTCTTCTTTTTTCTCAACAGTGATTTCTTCTATAGGACTTACTTCTTCTTTTTCTTCTTCGGCAACCGGCTCAATACTTGGTTCGGGTGCTCTTTCCTCCACTTTTTCCACATTTGTGGTTTGTTTATCCTCATCCAAACTTCCTGCGCTTTGCTCTGGAATGGCATCTTCTTCTTGTTTTTCTTCTGGTTTTTTATTCATATCAAGCTTATACACTTGATCATTATCCCTTTTTAATGAAGGCTTTTTTATTTTCAAAGGCAAAGCCTCTTGCTCTTGTTTTGTTGTTGACATAATATAATATAATAGTTAAAAAATACTTATTGCATATTAAATGCACTTAAGTTTAATCCATCAGGATTTTCTGTTTCAGTGAAATTAGTTGGAGGTGTATCGTTTTTTCTCTGACTAATCATTTCACTTTGCTGAGTTCCTGATATTCTTGTTCTTTGATCTTTACGATCTTCAATTTGTTTTTCTTTATCTCTTCTGAAACCTACATCTAACTGAGCTAACTGCATATCATATGTAAACTTAAGTTCCATTTCTTCTTTTCTCATTTGAGACTCTCGTTCAATTTTATTTATATTAAACTGAGATTTAGCTTGTTCTATCTGTACTTGCGTTTCTGCTAGCGCTTGTTGTTTTTGCATTTCAGCTAATGCAGCTTTTTCTGCTGTTTGAGCATTTGCTTGAGCCTGTGCTTGGATATTAGCTTGTGCAGCTTGCTGATCTGCCTGTGCTTTTTTCTTTCTTCTATACTTCAACATTTGATTAGCTAAAGCTAGATTTTTTACATTTCTTATATCTATAGCATCTTCTAATGTTATAGAGTTAGTTTTTAAAGCAATTTGAATATTTTGTTCAAGCTGTTGTTTTTCTTCTTCGTCTGGTTCTAATTGTAAAAATATACCAAAGTCATGTATATTTATTTTAGATAATTGATCTAAAGTACCTACATTATATTCTGATATACTATTTTCTAAAGCTTGTCTAGTTAATGGATATTGTAAAGCATCAGCAACTCTTAGAGATATGTTTTCACAAGTTCTTACTGTTAAAAATAATTGAGCTTGTAGTATGTGTCTAGTAGCTGTATTACTATTAGCAGCTGCTAATTTTTGCAAACCTACTAAAGAATTTTTATCTGGTGTACTACCATCCCTTGCTTCATTAAGCCCGGTTACATCTCTTATCATTTGTAAGTAATATTGATAAGTCTGTATTAAGGTTGATATTTTTGCACTGCCGCTTCCAGTCTGTAACTCTTGTATTGGCACTTTACCTCTATTAGGGTCACCTTCTTGAGTTAACGATCTACCTACAATACTACCAGTTTGGAAATACATATTTAAAGCTTCGGCTGGGTTGTACTTTGTACCATTACCTAAATCTACCTCGGCCAATCCATCCATATCTAAAAAAACACCATCAGGAACTGTTCTAGATAGTACTTGTTGTATTTTAAGATGTGTAAGCTGAATCATGTCAGCAAAGCCTGTTATTCTTTTTACTAATGAATTAATTCTACCTTTATATAATCTTGGCGCACATATATTATAATTCATATTAACTTTAACTGTGTCACCGGTAGGTCTAGTCATATTTCTAGCTAGCTTCCACTCTAGCATCATAGGATGCCCTAGTATTTTTGCTCCGCTATATAGCACTTCTATTGATCTAGTTATTACTTCAAAGTTTTCAGTTTCAGGTGGACTAAAAGTGTCAGGTTTTTCTAATACTTTTTCTAATCCAAAAGCGTTTTTCTTTATTTTAAAGACTTGGTCTTGGTAGGTTTTATATTCAAAGTACACTACTTGTACAGTTAAATCGTCATATCTACCGTTCCAGTTTCTTAAATACTCTGGATTACCTGGGTATTTTTGTATTGTTTCTAATTCTTCGTCAGTTAATTGTGGAAACTGTTTTTTAATATCTGGTATAGAAACAGATTTAACTTCTCCTACATAATATAAGTTTTCAAAATTAGGATCATCAGTGTAAGAATATACCATAGCTGCAGGATCTACATAATCTACAGTAACGCCTTCAGCTTGATTAAATGTAGTTTTAACAGCAGCTATACCTAAAACAGTTAAGTCATAAGCTAATCTTCTTCTAGTCAACTCGTATTTATTGTTTTCTAAAATATAATTAATAGCTTCTTCTTCTGCAACTTCAACAGACTGTTTAAAATCCATTTGTAAATGTATAGCTAATTCTTCTTTATCTTGAGGTGCAGCATCAGGATTTTCAGAATTAAAAGCATTAACACCTAATATTTGTTGAGCGCTGTTTAAATAATCTTTAGCTACAATGTCAGTCATTAATCCTGTAGCATAATCTGTTCTTTGCCTTGAACAAACAGGGTCTTGAGCAAAAGCATTTATTTCATAAGTTCTACCAGATATACCATTAACAACAATATCTACAAATTTTGCAATAACAGGAACAGGTTTCCAGTCTAAGTTTAAATATGATAAATCACCATTAATAGCTAGTTCATCTTTATACTTTTGAACAGGCTGTTCACCTCTAGCGTATAATCTTAAATTATGAAACTCATTAAAATTAACAGCATAACCAGGAGCATTTACTCCACCTCTATAATTTTTAAACCATTCACTTTCTATAGCTCTACCTACGGCAAGCCCATACTCTAAAGTAGCTTTTTCTTCAGCTGGTACAACCTGATCTGGAAAAGAACTATTACTTGTGTAAGAAATTTGCATTTATTTATTTTATTATTTTAGAAATATTGCCATCGTTGTTATATCTTTTAAAACCTAAATTAAAAGATTTAATAATATTTTTAGGTGCAGGTCTATATTTGTTTTTATTACAAGCCATTATAGCTAAACCAGAACTTATAGTAGCATCATACTTTGTTCTATTATTTATGTTAAATTTAGCCCAGTCTTCTAAAGTTCTTTGAAAATACATTGAACCGTAACCTTCTTTTATTCTACCTACATTATCATTTATGTAAGTTTCTATAGCAGCAGCATGTGCTTGCTTAATATCTTCACTTGAATTAGGTATACCACCTATTTCTCTTTCTGTAACCGACAATTTATTTGCAAGTTTATCTGGCCTATTAATACTAAAGCCTCTATATCCTCTTCTTTTTAAATAGTACAATAGACGAGGTTTATTATTCTCTGCAAGTATAGGCATTGCATAAAAATTAAGCGCCATTAAAACATCTTCAAAAAATATCTCAGCTGTTTGAGGTCTTGCTATATATTCTAAAAAGAACTGATTAAATGGAGCGTCTTCCATTGAAAACTTAGTTAATCCATGTAATGCTCCTTTAGAACCTTTACCATCCACAGTACCGCTAATGTCGTAACTGTCACAGCCAAAAGCTCCAATGTGCTCGTTACCAGGATATTTTGTTCCATTTTTAATTATTACTTTGTTTTGTAAATTATTAGGTGGCACCCAGCTAACAAAGAATCTACCATTTTGATTAGGAATAAAACTTACTGTAGTATCTTTTATCCCATTATTCCAAGAAAAATTACCTTGAGTTATATTAGCTTTATTGTTTAATTCCTCGTTATAATCTATTTGTTGATATATTTTTGTTATATTGAAAAGAGCTTGTTTGCTTTCATCTCTAAAAGCGTGAGCCTCTGATCTTGGAAACTGCCTATAGTATTCGTTTAAACTGTCTTGATCGTGCTTTAATCCTTCAACTTCGTTTTTCCAGTGCTCAATAACTCCTGTTGTAATTTCGTAACCGTCAACTCCTTTAGCTCTATTTTCCCTAGTAACGAAGACAGGTGATCCATAAGTATCGATGAATCCTTCGTAGTTCCACTCCATAGGTATGAACAAGCTATAGAGTCCAGAAGTTGTTTGTCCGTTTTTATTTCTTTTTTTAACGTCTGAATTGTAGTATAAGTGTTTAAAATTGTCTCCACCTTTGTCTAAAGCATTTGAAGTTGAGCCCATCATACATTTACCTACAATCCTAGATCCTAGACGCAGCGTAGTTTTTGTAACTCTCCAGTTGTTTAATATATTATCAGGTCTTTCCCATTTGCCACTTTCATCATGAGCTAATAGTTTTAGTTTTTCACCATCGTAAGAGTTATCACCTGTATTTTTCCAGTCAATAGTTGTATCAAGTCCTTCTAATTCTGTGAGTTGTTCATTAGACTCAAGCTTTCTTCTAGTAAGTTTCGATGCTGGAACACGATATGCCAATTCAGTTTTCGGCCTGTCCATACCATCTTGAATGGGTTTAAAAAAGAACGGGTAGTTAACTGATATGGGTACAACTTTATCTGTAAACATTTTTTTGGCATCTGCT